TGTACGCCCTCGCCTCGCGCAAGACCGCATGATCTTGCATTGCAACAACATGCAAGGTGTGGTACCCTCAATTTGTCGCTAACCGCGCCCAAATTCGGGGAAGCCCCAGACGATCCCCCCGTCGTCTGGGGCTTCTTCTACGTCCGGGTGCTGTGACCCCATGTCCGGGTGCGGGCGGTCCAGTAGCACGACCGCTCACCGTGCGAAGCGCGCCCTGCAGCCTCCTTCCCTGCCCCGAGGCCCACCGCCCGCACCCAATAACCAGCCCGCCTCCGCTGGGGGACCGGGAAGTCGCGCCCCCTACTCCCGCCGGAATGGCGGGGATCGGGCGCGGCGCACGAACTTGCCGGCAGGATCGCGCCGAACAGACCCCGTGACGACGGCGGCGCGACCCTGCTGGCTCAACTTCGGCACGATGCTGCCGCCCACACTTGCCGCCCGGAAGTCACGCAACCACGCCGCCCGGGACGGAAGAACACCGCCAACGCCCGCCACGCGGTAGCACAACTGTCGGGCACCACCACCCCGCACGAGCATCGGGACCGGAAGGACACACCCATGGGCCAGCGCTGCAAATACCGGCACCGCATCGACGCCGCCACCGGCAAATGCCGCTACCGCCACGAGCCCGAAGAGACCACTGCGGCGGGCGAGTCCGAGACCCACAACCCCGACGGCACCTCCAACTACGTCAAGTACTCCAAGGACCCCTGGGGCTACGAGGACTACCGAGCCTTCATCGCTTCCAAAGGGCAGGACCCCGACCGGGTGACCTTCACCTGGGGCTGGACCTCCCACCCGTCCGGGACCGGATTCTGGAACAAACTGCTCAACGTCCGCCCCAAGCCCGCCACCGGCCCCGGCCTGCTCGACGTCGACAGGCTCACCGACTCCATCCGCGGCTGGGCACCCACCGCCACCCCGAAGCCCGTCGCGCACCCGCCCGCCGCGCTCGTCGTATCCATGGCCGACTGGCAGCTCGGCAAGGGCGAAGGCGACGGCACCCCGGGGACCCTCCGCCGCCTCGCCGCATCGCTCGAGTCGATCGTCCACTACGCCGACACCCTCAAAGGCGTCGACCACCTGATCCTCGCCAACATGGGCGACCACACCGAGAACGTCGCCGGGTCCTACGCATCCCAGACCCACACCGTCGACCTCAACATGCGCGACCAGCTGAGCCTCGCCGTCGAGACCAACCTCGCCTGGATCAAGGCCCTCGCGCCCCTGTTCCCCAAGGTCACCTACGCCGCCGCCCTCTGCAACCACGGCCAGCTCTCCCGCGGCCAAGGCCGCGACAACATCACCGACGACGCCGACAACGCCACCGGCCTCATCGCCGACACCCTCCGCCTCATCTGCACCAGCCACGACGCCCTCAAACACGTCGACTGGGTTATCCCCCGCGACGAGATGATCACCCGCGTCACCGCCGCCGGCGTCAACATGCCCCTCTCCCACGGGCACAAGATCACCGGCAAAGAAGAGGACTGGCTCGCCAAGCAGTCCCAGTACCTCACCCAGGCCCACCGGTACATCCCCGACCTGTGGCACACCGCGCACAAGCACCACGCCGCCCTCACCGACTACGGCCCCTACACCCGCATCCAGGCCACCACAGTCGACCCCGGGTCCAAGTGGCACACCGACGCGACCGGCATGTACTCGAGGCCCGGGACGACCACGTTCCTCATCGGGGCGCACCTGCCCGGCAAATGGGCCGAATACCGCATCCACTGACGAACTAGAGGATTCTGAGGAATGAGCAAGCTTCAAGAGGTCGAAGGCCACCTGCTGTACGAGACCGAGGTCAACCGTCTGGCCATCCTGGCCGAGGTCAACGGCATCCCACTCAAGGACGTGCTGGGACTCTTCACGGCAGTCTCCGCCGCGGGCGGCTACGAGACAAGCGCCCACGAGACTATCGACGGCGTCGAGGCTGTCCTCGGCGCCGGATGGCGCAAGGTCTGACCATGGACGGGCAGTCGTGCGACCGGTGCCCCCAGCACAGCGTCGCCCGCCTCGAACTCACCGCCACCGGCGGGCGCCTGTACTTCTGCGCCCACCACCTCCGCCGCTACTTCCCCGAAACCGGGCTGTACACCGGCGTCCACATCGCCTACCCCGTCACCCGCGAGGACTGAACCACCACCGGAAGGGAACCCGCCCACCATGGCACGCACATTCACCGGAACCGACGTCCACCCCTGGAAGGTCTGCACCCACAGCGGCGCCGTCCTCAGCTACCGCGACGCCAAGGACGGCGGCAAGGTCAAGCGCGCAGTCGGCCTCTCCGGCTACAAGGAAGCCGCCGCCCTCGCCCGCCTCCTCGACGGCGTCGCCGTCCGCCAGTAGCGCCCATGCGCGCACGCCTCGCCCACTGGCTCATCGCCGTCCTCGCCTGGCTCATCCCCGACGACGCCTACGACTGGGACGGCCCCGACGAATCCCCCGAGCTCGAAGCCATCGCAGCTCTCCCGCGGCGTGTCGAACGCTGCCCGCTGCCCAGCGACACCCTCACCCCCGAAGGGCTCGAGCACATCGCCGCATGCCCCCAATGCGCCCCGCGATACCCCAACCTCGTCCGCGGCTACAGGCTCGGCCTGACCCCGTGGGACACCGAATGACCCTCGTCTGCCCCACCTGCCACCGCGCCTACACCAGCTGGGACGCACACCGGACACACCTCGGAACACACCGCCGATGTGGTCTGACCGCATGACCAGCCGAGCGCCCCGCCGTGTGCGTGCGTGGTGGCTGGCCCTCATCACTCCCCGCTGGCACCGAACCTGGAGGCGACCGTGACTGTCCTGCGTCCGGGGGATGCTGCCCTGTTCCGGCCCGTGAACCCGTTGGGGCATGCGGTGACGTGGTTCGACCTGTCGCGGTACTGCCACGTCCGCCTCGTCACCAGCGAGGACGGGGCCACGGTGGAGGCGGACCTGAAAGGTGCTGTGCGGGGGCGGGTGCGGGCGGGGGACGTGATCGTCTCCCCGCCCCTGACGGACGCGCAGCGGGCCCTGATCGGCGAGGCCGCCGCCGGTCTGGTGGGGACGCCGTACGGGTTCCCCGACATCGCCGCCCTCGCGCTCAAGCGCCTCGGCATCCGCCTGCCCGGCCTGAACCACCGCATCGAACGGTCCGACCGGCTCATCTGCTCCCAGCTCGTGGACGTGGTGTGGCAGTCGGTCGGGTTCCGCGGGTTCGACGACGGGCGGTTGCCGCAGGATGTGACGCCGGGGGACATCGCGGACCTGTCCCTCGCCGACGGCTGGACCTCACACACCTTCACTGCCTAGACGACCCCAGGAGGGCGGAATGGCGCCCACCGGGAAACTCACCCCCGACGAGAAACAGCACATCCTCGACCTCCACGACCAAGGACTGTCCCGCAACGACATCGCCAAGACCGTCGGCCGCTCCCGCGGCGCCGTGTCCGGTGTCGTCGCCGACGCCGGCCGCGTGTTCCCGCAGGTGCAGGCCGAGGCGACCGTCAAGGCCCGCCTCCTCTCCGTCAACGAACGCACCGCCGCCGCGCACGAACGCGCCCTGGCGATCCTGGAGAGCCTGCAGGAGAACGTCCTCGGCGCCATGACCGGCCAGCAGGCGTGGCATGCGAAGGTCCGCGGCGCGCAGGGCGCCGAACGGTTCGAGAAGCTGCCGTTCATCCCCTCGGACGAGCTCAAGAACGTCGTCACCGCCATCACCTCCGCCACGTCCGCGTTGAAGAACCTGGCGCCGACGGAGCGGCCGGCGGAGGAGGCGGGGAAGGCGATGGCCGACCAGCTCGCCGAACAGCTCGGCCTGCCCCTACGCGAAGGAGACACACCACCGTGACCGAAGGATCCGAGGAGTTGGCAGTCCTCATCGAGCAGGCCCTGCAGGTGCGGGGTGTGGACGCCGACGTGAAACCCGGACTCATCGCAGTCCACATCGCCGAACGCATCCTCCGCGCCGGCTACCGCAAGCCGTAGGAGGCCACGCATGACGGCTGCGATGTCGGACAAGCAGCTCGACTACCTCCGCCACAGCACCGCCGACGTCAACGTCTGCGACGGCAGCATCTCGTCCGGCAAGACCATCGTCACCCTCGCCCGCTGGCTCCTCTTCGTCGCCCACGCCCCCCGCACCGGCGAACTCGTCATGGTCGGCCGCACCCGCGAATCCATCTGGCGCAACCTCATCGGCCCCCTGCAGACCACCGAGCTCTACGGGGCCATGGCCGACGCCGTCATCGGCAACGTCGGCGCCCCCACCGTCTCCATCATGGGCCGCCGCGTCCACCTCATCGGCGCCTCCGACGCCAAGGCCGAGAAGACCATCCGCGGCATGACCGTCGCCGGCGCCTACGTCGATGAGATCACCACCATCCCCGAAGAGTTCTTCACCCAGCTACTCGGCCGCATGCGCGTCACCGGCGCGAAGCTGTTCGGCTCCACGAACCCGGACAACCCGGCGCACTGGTTCAAGGCCAAGTTCCTCGACCGGATCGACCAGCTCGCCGGGTGGCGGCACTGGCACTTCACCATGGCCGACAACCTCCACAACCCGCCCGGGTTCGAGGAGAAGAAACGGCAGGAGTTCACCGGGCTGTGGCTGCGCCGGTTCGTCAACGGCGAGTGGGTGGCCGCGGACGGGGCCGTGTACCCCATGTGGGACCCGGACCGGCACGTCACCCCCTGGGCCGACCTGCCCCGCATGGAACGCCTCCTCGCCGTCGGCATGGACTACGGCACCAACAACCCCACCGCCGCGCTCCTGCTCGGCATCGCCCCCGACTACGACGAGCACGGCTACAAGACCCGCCGCCGCCTCTACCTCATCGACGAATGGGGCACCCCCAAAGGCCACGGACTCGACGACGTCGAACTCTCCCGCCGCTACCGCGAATGGCTGCACACCCCCCACCTGCCCGCCGGGCAGCACCTCGAGCCCGAGTACACCGTCGTGGACCCCTCCGCGGCCTCGTTCAAGACCCGCCTCTACCTCGACGGGGTGCAGAACCTGCACAACGCCGACAACGACGTCTCCTACGGGGTCAAGCTCACCGCCTCCCTCCTGGCCAACGACAACCTCATCGTCTCGGACCGGTGCCGCGGCCTCATCCAAGAGGTCACCGGCTACTCCTGGGACGAGAAGGCCGCCGCGGCGGGCAAGGACCAGCCCGTGAAGGTCGCCGACCACTACCTCGACGCCGCCCGCTACGCCCTGACCACGACCGAGACCCTCTGGTCCGACCTCATCACCGCCGCCTAGGAGGCCCGCGTGTCCCTGCCCGACAACGGCAACACCCAATGGCCCCCGCGGGCGCACGAGCAGGCCTACCGCGACATGGAGATGATGGACGCCTGGTACGCCGGCGACATCGAATCCCTCGAGACCCTGTACTCCACCACCCGCCTCGTGCGCCAGTCCGGCATCTGGGGCCAGGCCAAGCGGTTCTTCATGGGCACCCCCAACCCCGGCCAGCAGTCCCAGCGGCCGGTGAAGCTGCACGTGCCGATCCCGTCGGAGATGGCCCGGGTGTCCTCGCAGGTCCTCTACGGGGAGATGCCCAAGGTCGAGCTCGCGGACCTCGACGACGACGGCGACCCGCCCACCGGCCCCGCCTCGACGCTGAAGAAGGTCAACGCCCGCATCGCGGAGCTCCTCGACGACTCCGCCCACGCCGCCCTCCTCGAGGGCGGCGAGCTCGCCTCCGCCCTCGGCGGGGTGTTCTACCGGGTCACCTGGGACCAGACCGTCGCCCCCGACGGGCCGTTCATCACGGCCGTCGCCCCGGACGCGGCCGTGCCCGACTTCCGCTTCGGCCGCCTCACCGGCGTCACGTTCTGGTCCGAGCTGCCCCCGCTGGACGAGGCCCCCGGCGTGTACCGGCTCCTCGAACGGCACGAGCCCGGCACCATCGAGTACGCCCTGTACGTGACCACGGACAAGGCCATGCTCGGCACCCGCATCCCCCTCACCGAGCACCCGGCCACCCAGCCGCTCGCGGCCACGGTCAACGCCGAGTCGCTGGTGGAGACCGGCTCGGAGTACATGACGGCCGTGTACGTGCCCAACGTCAAGCCCACGAGGGTGCGGCGGAAGGACCCCGTCGGGTCCCAGCTGGGCCGCTCCGACTACGAGGGCATCGACGCGATGTTCGACGCCCTCGACGAGGTGTACACGGCGTGGATGCGGGACATCCGCCTGGGCAAGGCCCGCATCTTCGTCGACAAGCAGCTCATCGACACCAACGCCCCGGGGCAGGGGGCGTTCTTCGACGCCGACCGGGAGGTCTTCACCCCGCTGAAGTCCGCCCCGGGCGCGGTCGGGTCGCAGGGCCCGGGCGCGACCAGCGGGCAGGGCGGCGGGATCACGGCGAACCAGTTCGCGATCCGCTGGCAGGAGCACCAGGCCACCGCCGCGGCGATCCTCGAGCAGATCTTCACCACCGCCGGCTACTCCCCGTCCACGTTCGGCCTCGACACCGGGCACACGCGGACGCTGACGGCCACGGAGGTCCAGGCCCGGGAGAAGCTGACCAACCTGACCCGCGGCGCCAAGCTGCTCTACGTCAAGCCGCAGCTGCGCACCCTCGTCGCGGCCCTCCTCGACGTCGACCAGGCCGTGTTCCACGGGCCCGGCCGGGCCGGGCAGCTCCCGCACGTGGAGTTCCCGGATGCGGCGTCCCCGTCGCTGGACGCCCTCGCGCAGACCCTGCAGCTGCTCCGCGCCGCGGAGGCGGCCTCGACGGAGACCCTCGTGGGCATGCTCAACCCCGACTGGGAGCCGGAGCAGGTCGCGGAGGAGGTCGACCGGATCAAGTCCGAGGGCCTCCAGGCCCTGCCCGCACTGCCCGACCCGACCGGAATGAGCGGAGCCGACCTTGCAGCAGGACCAGCAGCAGCAGCAGGCGGCGGGGTCGACTCTGCCGCTGGTGACGGCGGCGGCAGCATCGGCGGCGATGGCCTTGGTGACGGCGGCGCAGCAGGAACTCCTCGCTAGGTCCGCCGCCCTCGTCCGGGCGGCCCTGGCGGACCAGCGCCTGTTCCCGTCCCTGCGGCCCCGCCTCGTCGCCGCGGCGCGGGAGACCTCGGCGCGGGTCCTCGAGCGCGTGCCCGGGATCGTGGCCCAGACCGCCGGCGCCGCCGCCGCCGCGGGGTCCGCGCACGGCGGGGCGGTCGCCGAACGGGCCGGGTACCGGGTGCCGACCGCGTGGGCCGGGGTCATCCCGCACGGGCCCAACTCGGCCTCGATGGTGGCCCGGGACCTGACCGAGGAGCTGACGGCGGCGGCGTACCGCATCACCCGCTTCGCCGACGACGCCTACCGCGCCGCCGTCGCGGAGGCCGCGGCCCGGCAGGTCACCGCCGCCCTGGCCCCGCATGGGGCGCAGGAGCACGCCTGGAGGGCCCTCACCGCCCAAGGCGTCACCGGCTACACCGACCGCGCCGGGCGGAACTGGAACCTCGCCACCTACACCGAGATGGCCGTCCGCACCGCCGCCGCCCGCGCCTACCGCGCCTCCCAGATGGACCGCATGACCCAGATGGGGCTCCTGTTCTGGGTGGTGGACGGCACCGGCCGCCCCTGCCCGCTCTGCGCCCCCTGGGAAGGCAAGGTGCTCTCCTCGATGGCCCCAGGCACCTACCAGAGCGGCGGCCGCACCGTGACCGTGGAGGCGACGGTGGAGGAGGCCACCGCCGCCGGCCTGTTCCACCCCAACTGCCGCCACACCCTCGCCGCCTACACGCCCGGGGCGACCCTGCTGCGCCCGACCCCGTGGACGGCGCACCAGGAGGCCCTGTACCGGGCGTCGCAGCGGCTGCGGGAGCTCGAACGGCGGGTGCGGGCGGCGAAGGCCCAGCATGACGCGGCGCTGACCCCGGCAGATCGTGCCGCCGCCGCGGTGCGGGTGCGGGCCGGGCAGGCCGCCATCCGCCACCACGTCGCCGCGACCGGTGTCCTGCGCCGGCGCAGCCGCGAACAGCTTGACCTCGGATTCACCCAGCCCTAGCCCAGTCCCAGGAGGACCGCCTTGAGCGACCAGACCACCACCGAAGCACCCGCGGCGCCCGCCGACCCGGCAGCCCCCGCCGAGGCCCCGGCCGCGGCGCCCGAAGCCCCACAGCGCGAGCAGCAGCAGCCCGAGACCGACCGCGCCAACCCGTGGGAGAACCCCGACGCCGCCAAGGCCGAAATCGAACGGCTCCGCCGCGAGAACGCCTCCGACCGGGTCAACGCCAAAGCCGCCGCAGCCCAGCAGGCCCGCGACGAGCTCGCCCAGCAGATCGGCAAGGCCCTCGGCATCGTCAAGGACGACACCCCGCCCAGCGTCGACGACCTCACCGCCCAGCTCACCACCACCCAGACCGCCGCGCAGCAGGCCCAACTCGAGCTCGCCATCTACAAGGCCGCCGCGGCCAAGGGCGCCGACCCCAGCGCCCTCCTCGACTCCCGCTCCTTCATGGAGCAGGCCACCGCCGACCCCGGCGCGCTGGACGCGCTCATCGGCACCCACCTCACCAGCAACCCCCGATTCAGGGCCACCCAGGCGGCGGCAGCAGGGGGAGCGGACCTCGGCGCCGGCGGCGCACAGCAGGCCCGCATCTACACCGCTGACCAACTCAACGACCACGACTTCTACATGAAGAACCGGGCCGATATCCAGCGGGCCCTCACCGAAGGGCGCATCCGCTCCTAGCCCCACCTCCCTGACCCTCTGAAAGGGGTGTCCCGTGGCCAACGTCACGAACAGCACCATCGGAACCGGCTTCCTCCCCCAGATCTGGGCGAACGAGGCCCTCGAAATCCTCCGCGCCAACATCGTCATGGCCCCCCTCGTGACGAAGGACTCCGACGTCGCCACCTTCCAGGTCGGCAACACCCTGCACATCCCCTACCCGGGCACCCTGGTCGCCAACGACAAGGCCACCAACTCCCCGGTCACGCTGCAGACCCCCACCAGCACCGACACCACGGTCACGCTGAACAAGCACAAGGAAGCCTCGATCCTGATCGAGGACTTCACCCGCGCCCAGGCCAACCCGGTCCTCATGCAGTCCTACATCCAGGCGCAGGTCGTGGCCCTGGCCGAGCAGGTCGAGACGGACATCATCGCCACGTACTCGTCCTTCTCCGGCTCGGTGGGGACCTCCGGCACGGACCTGTCCGCGGCGACGCTGCGGACCGTGTCGAAGACCCTCACGGACAAGAAGGTCGCCAAGGGCAACCGGCACCTGCTGCTGTCCACGAAGGACCGGATCGCGCTGCAGGCCGACTCGTCCCTGCAGAACTTCTTCGCGTACAACGACAACCGCGACGGCGGCGTCACCGGTGACTCGCCGGTGGACATCTACGGCCTCAAGCTGCACGAGTCGCAGCTCGTCCCGGTCGTGGCCGGCACCCCGAACTCGACGAAGAACTTCGCGTTCGACCCGGGCGCGGTCATCCTCGCCTCCCGTGCCCTGCCCGAGGCGCCGCTGAACGCGGGCGTGTCCCAGCACGTCATGCAGGACCCGGTATCGGGCCTGGTGCTGCGCGTGACGATGGGCTACGACAAGAACCAGCTCGGCGTGCAGGTCACCATCGACATCCTCTACGGGGTGGCGAAGCTGCGCGACGAGAAGGGCCTCGTCGTCCTCTCCTAGCACCACCGCGGATTGCACAGGGGTGCCGGTTCCGGTACCCCTGTGCAAACCGCCC